ATTCACCATGTGACTATTCTCCTAATAACCAGCAGGCACAGTGAGTGTGTCAATATAGCTGATTCCAGCTGGATTATTCACATAAAGTTGCCACGCCGCGATGATGTATGCAATCTCGCTTGCAGCCAATCCACCAGATGCACCACGTAGCATGTGATATCTGTTGCCATTTTCATCTTTGAACCACTGAGCTTCATAAAACTCAGTGCGGCCATAGATATCAAGATCAATGAAATCTATTCTTGTTTTATCCCAAGAATAATGCTTCCTAACTGGCGCACCAGCAAGCCGCATATTGTCAGAGAAGTACATGTCCACATCTTCTTCATCAGGCTTCTTATTAATCAAGATTGCTTCTTGTGCAATCTCTTCATATGCAGCAGCCTGACAAGGATGCATCCATGCAGTTAATCTTTTTCTAAGTTGACTTGCGCCGATTCTATCACCTGCCTTATTCAATGCTAATCTGGCCATTGATAGTGCCAATGCACCAGCAGCTTGAACACGATTAGCACGAATCTCTGGTGTAGTTGCACGATTGAATCCAAGCCACGTGCCAACTGTAGCATTAGATGCATGATACGGAACACCAAGAATCCATGCAGGTGGAGGCGTCCATGACGGACTGCCGTCTGGAACTATTAGATCGCCAACTTGGACATTATTGGGAGAGTTATTGACTTTGATAGTTTTGTTTGGACCATCAAGATAGATTACTTTTGGCTCGCCTGCATAATTGGCAGGATTTCTGAGAACTGTTAGTGTGGGATCGTAGATGTTGATCTTCTGCTTCACACGCAATAATCTTGCACCAAAGCCGTCAGTTGTTAGTGTGTACGTATCAGTTCCACCAACGCCGCCAACGTTTGCTACTGTTGTAATTGTTCCCAACACACCATTACCAGCAGTCATGCACAAAGAATCGTTGAAGCGTCTAAATTCTTTCATGCTACTTGCTAAATCTCTTCTAAACGCATTAACAACAGCTTTTCTGTTAGAATCCGTTGCAAACTTGCGTCTTTCTGTCCACTGCAATCTGTGAATGAGTTCGGTGATATTGATTGTTGCCTTATCATAATCAGGCATATCACCAAGTCCCATGTCATCGCCATCTGATGAATAACCACCAGAATCACCATTTGGATGTATCTCAAGTGGCTGGCGCATGGCGATTTCAGATACAACCTCACCAGGCCGCTTTTCTACTTGAGAATAGAAAGTATCCTCACGTTCAAACAAGATAGGAATCTTGTCGCTTACACGTTCAATCTCAGTTGCGAATACGCCTTGACTTCCGCCTGTTGGCATTTTATTTTAATCCTTTCCCAAAAATCTAAATTCTGAAATTTTAAAACTAATCCATATTCAGGATTTCCATGTCAGACATCTTTCTCAGGTCTTTTTTCTCCAAAGATCGAGATTCTCTGCCATTACCTGAAGTTGGCCGCCCACCATTAAGCTCACGTTTAACTGGAGCAAGCCGTTGTCTCTTGTCATCTGCCGCTTTAATTTGCTTGCCGGCAGCTAATGATCGTACTTTTTCAGAATTAATGGGAATTAGCGACTTCGCACGTGCAAGGAACGTGGAAATTATCTTGTCTTTCTCAGCCGCACTATATCCATTATTCTTTGCTCTCTTCCATCTACTGCTCATGACACTGCGGTGCGCAGTGTCTTGACCAAGTTGGTTTTTGATACGTTTTACTACTTCAGTTGCTAATTGATCACGCATGAACTTCGAGAATACTTTATTCGGATCGAAATCTCGAAGTATTATTGCTTTAAGATTCTTGTCTATCTCACTCTCAACGTACGTCACGGATTCCCGAAATGCTGTCGCATTTCTGCTTTCCCGCTCACTATTCAGTTTTTGTTGCTCCTCACTGAGCTTTGCAGTTTTGGAGAAAGTTACTTTGCCATCTAAAATTGACTTGCCATCGTCACCAAATAGGAATTGTGCAACGTTTTCTGCGGTATTTCTGAGATTTTCGTCAGAGTTTCGATACATCTGACGAACCAGACCCTCGAAAATTGGCGTGACTGCAGCGTTATACGCTTCTTGATTCTTTTTGTATAGACTTGGCAAGAAAGAAACAGTAAACAATTCAAATGCTTTCGGATCAGTTTTCTCGATGCTTTCCAAAAGTGGTACCGGATTGCCGGATAATGCACTTTCAGACAAGTTATTGAATGCTTCGTTATCTTCAAACGCTTCTTTGGCGTCTTCAACTGTTGGAAATAGTTTGGTGAACTCTATTTCTCTAAAATATGCATCTTTTAACTCTGGGAACTTATTAAAAAAGTCAGGAAATTCAGCTTTTATGGCTTTTATCGTTGGCCTGTCATTAGCCAGCTTGACTGTCTCTGAATCTTCTTCAGATTCTTGATCCTCTTTATCAGACTCTTTCTTATCCTCAACAACTTCTTCATCCTCAACTGAATCTGGAGTTTTGTCACTAACCTGCTGTTCTTCTTCTGTTGGTTCCAATAGCTCTGCATCTGATAACTCGTTTTCTGTTTCGCCTAATATAGCTGTATCTGGAGGCATTATAAATCTCTCTTTCTTATTGAACTATCCAATTTGTTCCATCACAATAAACTGGTACATGCACGCTGCCGCCGCTCGCTACAGCGGCTAAGGCAACTGGAGTTAGCGCATCATTAACACCAGCTTCGCCACCTTCTAAAGAAGCATCGCAAGTTGGTAAATCACCAACAGCCATAACTAGTCGTTGAGAAACGCCGTTAGTTCTGAATAATTGTGCTTTAGGATCAGCATTAAATTTGCCATATACTAACGCAGTTGTGGCAGAACCACCTTTATTATCAATATACAGAAAATTAGAACCAGCTTCATTAAGGCCAGCTTGATAGCCTAAAAATACATTACCAGAACTATTTGTAGTTATTGCATTGTTACCAGCGAAAGCACCGATCATTGTATTATTGCTTGATCCTGTGCGGGCAGAACTAAGTACGCCACCAAAGCCTGCTCCAGCACCAATGAACGTATTATTGCTACCTGTTGTATTGTAATAACCTGCTACATCTCCCAAAGACGTATTTTCTGTGCCAGTGGTATTAAACGTGAGTGCGGCAAAGCCCATTGCTGTATTAAAATTACCTGTAGTATTAGCCTTCAATGCTTCAAGTCCAAAAGCAGAACCACCATGTGCAGCACTGTTAGCTGACAATGCTCTGGCACCCATAGCGGTATTATTAATACCTGTGGCCAGCCATAATGCACGATAACCTACTGCTGTATTGTCTGTAAAAGTAGTTCCAGTAGCTAATGAATCTGTGCCTACGGCCGTATTTGTGGAACCTGTTAAGTTATCTGCTAGAGCATTAGTTCCAAAGGCGGTATTATTACTGGCCGTTGTATTTTGCCATAATGCTTGATAACCAACACCAGTATTAGCATTACCAGTTGTATTGTTAGTTAACGCAGTATGTCCAATGGCCACATTAGTAATACCAGAAGTGTTAGCCATAAGAGCACCCGCACCAACGGCTACATCAGCGTTACCTGTAGTAAGACTAACTAGAGCACCTTTACCTAAACCAATAGAACTTAGTGCATTAGAATTATCTCTCTTAAAATTAAGCATACCGTCGCCAGTAGTGTTGTAGAAATCAAACTGGCCACGTACTTCTTTAAGTGAGATAGATGTAATGCTAATATTGGAATCTGTCGTAGGAACAATCTCAACCACTCCTGCATCTGCCAAAGCGAAGACTACAAAATATTTTGTTTTTGTGCCTGAAGAGTTTACAGATAGTAAACAGTCAGATAAACAACCGGTTCCTAGATTAATCTGCACAGAACCAGCCGTGCTAGTATTAACGACTAAAGTTAATAAGAAAAGTGATCCTACAGATACTGGAGTAACGGTAGTAGTTAATGCGGTTGTACTTCCTGGAGTATGCGTTAATTTACTAGCTACAATAGACCAGCCTGTAGTATTTGACCAGCCAGATAGGTTTGCAGGAGTGCCAAAGTTTGTATGGGAAATTAGCTCTGTACCATTAATACCATTTGAATCTTGATGCACTCCAGAAGCAGCACAATTTCCTGTGCTATTCATTTGCAAATCGCCTGTATTTCCGGCTACTGTGCAGCCTGATCCTGAGCCACCAGTCCATAATGTCCAATGATTTGCTGTATCACAATAATATGGTACAGCAGTTGGACCGGAATTTATTTTGAAAAAGATATTATTAGCAGCCGCTGCACATCTAGCAGGCAGATTTGGTCCGCTCAATATGCTTGTTGCTGGCGAGCCTGTATTTTGGCTTGCTGCTATCTCAATAAAGATGAAATTAATCAACAACAACCGATACATTTATTTTTGCTCCTGCTGTATCTGTGCTAAGGTTTTGATCTTTCAAATCAATTGAATTATTTCGTGAAGTCAAAGTGTCCCATGCATAACCAACGTAGTCAAAACCAGCAGCCGCATACGGATCAGTCAAGCCAAGATTAGTCACACGAAATACGTGCGAACCTGCTACGATGTTTTGAATCTTCAATTCATGCACTTTATTGGGCATAAATGGCATGTTTGAGAAAGTTGAGTCCCAATCATCACCAAAAGATGCAACTACCAAATCCCAAAGATTGTACCACTTGTCTGCATCTGTTAATGTTAACGTCCATTCTCTTGTCATTGTTATTTTCTCTTATTATTGCCCATTATTTGATGTTTGTGGTTGTGCTTGTGGTTGAGGCTGCACAGGTGGCACTGCATTAGGCGGGCCGCCCTGCGGCTGTAGCATTTTCCGAACCAGCATAATTTCATGTTGCTTTAGATGTGCTTTACAATTAGCGAAACCAGCAGGATTGGTGCGTGCAATATCCATACCTGTTGTGTCTACTAAGATATTTTTGAGTGTCTCAATATGCAGTGAATGATCATCTATATCTGGATCTGGAGAAACTGTACTAGTTTGCTCGTCAATTGGGCCATCTTTTAACAAGTCATTAAATTCAAGAGTCTGTTTTATACGTTGCAATTCACCTGGTAGCTTCATTTCATTGAGAGCCATTACATCTTGAATGACTCTGGCATTTTCGGGAAGATAAAGGGCCTGATTAATAAACTCATTATTCATTTCAATGAGTTTCATAATCAAATCTTTCTTCTGTGACAAACTTACTGGAAAAGTTTCGCTGCCTTCTGGTTCAACACCGCCAGTTTTGCCGTCAAGATCAGTTTGACGCAGCCAGATATTTACATAATTATTGTTTTCGTACTTAACGAATCGCTCGTCTTCGCCTGCCTCTTTAATGATATCTACATACATTTCAACCGCGCCTGAGATTGTGCGTACCCACCAATCTGTAATTAGATTCCAGATTATGCTCAATCTCTGCAAGGCCATCTGTCTGCTTGCAGCGTATTCAGAAAAAGTTCTCGTTTTGCCTTCTGCCGGCCCGCCGTATATTGATGGAAAAGATCCAATGCTAAATTGTGCATCAGCATCTAATTGCTTTAGGAACATTCCCACTTCTTGTGAAAGTGTCGAGCGTGATGTTGAATAGAAAGAATTGCCAATTGGTTCGCCTGGCCTGGCCGCTTTGGCGGCATATACATAACCAGGAACGGCTTCAAACCTGCCATAAGTATCGAAATTAAGAACTGTAGGATCAGCGAAATCTGATGCAATGCCATGTCTAATAGTTTCCAAGATCAAATTCACGAGATCATTACGCATCTCTTGAATCTGGATCATTGGCCGCATGAATGGATCGCTGTATATAAACGTGGACAGGCCAGCTTGTCCAATCTCCCAGCGCGAATCTAACGATTCGCTCTGTGACTCAATAAATATACGATTTCTGCCAATTAGTGTTACCCTGACTCCATCAGGGAATTTCTTCAATAATTTCTCACGTACTTTTTCCCTATTCTCTCTATAAAACGCTGCTGGTCTGAGCCATGCTTTAATGACAGTTACTAAGTTAGTCTTCAATGACGCTCTGTATTCACTTCTAGCGAATCTTGAAGTCTCGTCACCATACGTATCAATGATTGTTTCGCCTTCAATTTGATCTGCAAAATCAGGATTCTCGAACTGCACTACATCTTTTCCAAGATCACCGTATAATAGCAAGTAAGAGCATTCGTTTTGATTTCTGGCGTAATATGATACTTTGACGTGTAATGCACCGAAGATATCAATCTTTGATCTCGTCTTGGGAAGATCAGTATCTCCGAGCTTGATTGGTATACTCTGCTTAACCATTTCTACTTTTGGCATGTCTGTGCTACCGCAAGTTGGACATGCGCTTGCATTATTCTCTGGCGCGACATTATCGTATTCAAATGGTTGTTGCTGGCCTGTGTTAGAATCTGGCGGCTTAGCCGTCAGCCAATCTGTTGGAGACTCATACCCGCAAGTTTCGCACGTGTAAATTGGCTGCTCTTGTTCTTCTACGCCGTATTTGGGTACCTTATATGATCCATACTTGTAATCTGAATCTTTATATCTATATGAGAACACGATTCCGTTGTTTGCCAGAAAGAACAAAGCTCTTAGAAAAATCAATTTGGCTTTATTGTGTCTTTGGACTAGTTCAGAGATTTTATTCTTCGTTCTGGCAGCTAAGACATCCGAGTCATCATCTGCATTATCTGGTAAGAATCGCAAAGCGGGAATTTGTGCTGATAACGCTGCAATGATGCTTTCTGCGTGGCCTCTATAGATATCAACCACTCGATCTGAGAAAGATCCAAGTTCATCGAGTTCTTCGATATCTTCATAATTGCCAATTAAATCTTGCGGCGACCGCCAATTATTATCACGATCAGACCAGAACAAATACTGAATACCATGCCAAAACTCTTCGTACTTTTTCCATAATCTTATTTGGCCCAGTCTTATTTCGCTGTCTTCTCTTTCGCAAGACGCAATTATATCTTTGAGAGAATCTTGTAATTCTCGATCTGGTTGTTTGTCTGGCATTACGGTCTTTTAAAACCAGATGCAATAATCATCATCATGAGAACTGCACCAACTATCGAACCGATAATGAACATTAGAAAGTTCATGCTCATATTTTCATCACAGCAAGCGAATCTAATCCCACAATTGGCTGGCCTGATAATAAACCGGCTTGCACTAATACTTGCTTGCCACTTATGCCCACTATTCTAGATGGCACAATCACGCTGTCACCAACACTCAAAACTGCACCATTAATATCTCGCGTCGGGTCTGCCGGTGTTGGCGCTACCCACGCACTAGACAACCAAAACTGAACAATCGCACCCATTATTTTTGTTAGACAGCAAGCGTGACGTCAGCAATAATGTGACCGCTTGTTGAGCCTGGCGTATCAATGTGACTTGCAGTTTCAACTTGCAAAAGTGTCAATCCCAACAAAGTCAACGCTGCTTCGTATCTTGCTAAAAGAGACAAAGAAGACGCATCAACTTCAACTGGATCAACCCTGATTACTTTGTGATACAGTGGATCAGTTGCAGGCGTGTCTGGATCACTCAATTGAACGTACACACCTTGAAAGTGTGGATCAATTGGATCAATCTTGACTACTGTGCCAACAACTGCAACTTCTTGATTGACTGATAAATCTGCCAATGCTGCCATGATTTTTATTATCTCCTAAATCTTTATTTTTAAATAACTTTTAAGTAGGAATTGTGATTTGCGCTGGACTTGCTTTTATTTGCTTCTTGAACATGAATGAAAATTCTGGGTGCGTGCCGATTGCAGTCAAATCAGGATCAGTCAATTCTAATGTGACTTCCTGGAAGTGATTATCAAGCGCATTGATTGACTTCACAGTTGCTTCGAGAAGAACTGTTTGTCCTGGTGTTAAATCCGTTATGGCTGCCATTATTTTTTATCTCCCTTATCTAATGTTGCTAGTTGCGGTTGAGATTTACCAATCAAATCATCTACAACTGATGCTGTTGACACTGATTCTTTCGTTGTTAAAGTTGTCTTTAATTCTACAGATTTGGTTTCAGTGACCTGCGGCTCCACTTCAACCGGCTGCTTGAACGGTTTCACTTCAGTTTTCGGAAAATTATGTGTCTTTTCCAAACTTGGATCGGCGTTAATAACTTTATACTTGCCATCTGGTAATTTTGTGTATTTTGCCATGATTTTTACTCCTCAGCCCACACCCACGTAATATTCCACGAACCTGCATGCGCTGGCGTGGCTGCACCAATTCTAATATCAAACGATTCTGTATTGTCTGCCAAAGTTGGCTGCTTATCTTGAAATTGTATATCTAAAACTTGTGTTTGTGCAGTTGCTAATGATCCAAATAACTTACAAGAGAATAACGTGCCAATTGGCGTGCCTGCTGCTGGCGTAGTAGTGTAAAAGTTTGCTATTGCTGTTGCTGCCGGATCTGTAGTCTCGTGAACTAGAGAATTTTCTGCTGCGGCTACTCCGCCAGATGCAATATCTGAAGTCTTTACCAAGCTAAAGTCATATTGGGCGGCTGCCGTCGCCTCGTTGAAAGACACAACGAGTCGCTTTAGTTTTACTTTTTTAGTCACAGAGCCTTGAAGGTCCGCTATGCACGTTGTTGCCGACGTGCCTGGATTTCTGTTTGCACTTGTTGCTGAATACGTAATTGGTTTGTTGCTGACTTTAACAGAAATTGAGCCGTCAGTATCAATTGCAGCTTGCTGTGATGGCGTGTCTTTATCGCATAATATAACTTGCTGGTACTCTCGGCCTGCGCTATTTAATGACGCAAGCACTTGGCCTGTTGCATTTGGTGGCAATTGAATCATTATTTTTCTACTTTCTTTACTGGCCTGCTGACTGCACTATTTCGTAAGTAGCTTCAAATATCTCTGGCTTGCCGCCCTTGATTATATAATCTCCCTTGTTCGCTATATGATCGCCTTCTAACGTGGGAATTACCTAATGCATCTTTACTACCTCTAAAGCATGTGGAGCAGAAACTCGTTATCTCCTGCATATTTAGTCCTGTCCACTGAATGACTTCGATAACAACCGGCTTCTTTCTAGCAAGCATAATTAATCTCCATTCTTTTTGTTGGCAAGAACTTGCGCGAATTTACGTCTCTTTTTGGCAGGCGTCTTTGCTACAAATTCTTTAGCAACAGCTTTTGTTGGGCTGTTGAATCCACCTGTGATTGATCCATGAGCAATTCCTTGCATTAGACCATATTGTTTCGGTGATACTGCTGGCATATTTATTCCGGAATCTTTAGTTTGAATTTCAATGTCATTGGTGTAATTTTGATTTCTGGTATACTTATCTCTAATTCCGCACCATCAAGATCATGTCTAATCTTTTCAATGACTTCTTCAATAGAATCAGACAAAGCAACAACAGCAGGCTGAACTACTTTATTGTATAATTGCTCTTCGTTAATGAAGTCCATTAGTCAATCTCCGGCTCGCGTGCTGTATTCTCTCTGATATCATCTATATACTTTTCTTCTTTCAAAGCATCTTCTGTATCTGCTTTGGCATCAACTTGCTTTCTGAATCTTTTCTCAAGTTCAGCTTGTCTCATAAACCAAGGAGTTCTGCCAACTATCTTCGGGGCGTCTGGAACTATAACTTTCGTAGCCGTGATTAGCATCTCATTTTCAGCAAGCTCAGTCTTAATTTGCGCGATCGCGTTAGCGATCGACGCATCATATATTAGACGCAGAGCATAAGCTAATCTACGTGCAGATTCTTCTAACGTAGCATTTGCAGGCAAGTTAACTACATACCTTGCTGCGTCTAATATATGTGTGTCATTGAGCATCAGACTCTTTCAGGCCAAGACCACTGACAAGGTCCTGTACCTTCAGTTAGTCCTTCATCCATATGCTGCCCTTTAGGACCAAATACAAAAAGTCTTACTGATCCATCAGGAGCTACATTTTGAATAATCGCAGGAGAATGCTGTGGAGGATATTTGCCGTCAGCACTTCCTGGATGATGATAAATCACAATTCTACCAATTGTAGGCTTCATTTTTTATGCAACTGACGCAGGCACAGGATTGTTGGGATCTTGCCCAAGCAAATTTAGCTTGTCAACTTCTGCTTGCAGTGCGGCAGTATCAGCTGCACTCAACGTCATTGAACTAGCGATTAGGTTTTGAATGCGAGCAGCAATTTTATCTGTCGCGCTATCGAATTGTGTAATCAAATCTGCAACCTGCTGGCTTACGGGCATATTTGAATTTTCTCCATTGTGGGTTTTATCAAACTCAAGTAAACTTAACGTTTGGTCAATTACTAGCAAAGCTCTTTGGCATTTCTGCAAACTCAATAATGCTTCTCTGTTGGTCATTTGTGGACTATCTAACTTGTTACTACTTTCCAATATAATGAATGCCGCACTTCTCAATGCCTGCGCAAGTTTCTTGCGAATACTTATAGCCGCTTGCATTAGCCAGCCATTCTTTTGATGTTATCATCGGGAATCAGACCAGCATCAATCCACATTTTGCGCCATATTCTTTGTGCGTCTTCGGCTTGCTGGACTAGCACGGCATCTAATCTTGCTAATAATTCTGGCTTCATTGAACTGCGCACGCTTGCCGCGTAATTCAAAAGAGCTGAGATAATCATTTCACCTGGTATCGTTGGCATTTTCTGGGTGCCTGTTTGCTGGTTCTGCTTTAATTTTTTCTCTTCCAATATCATCTTCAGCCATAGGGCGTACACTTCTGGTGCCACCTTTTAAGTCATAATCTTTGGCCATTAAACCTAACATCATCATGCTCGAACTGAAAAGAGCTTGGCGTACTGATACACCATTAGCAATAAGATTCAATAATGCCACGAAGAAACCTGCGATTGTTGTCTTATAATTCTTCACGCGCCCTTAACTTTCAATAGATTTGGGTTTTTCTTTTTCGCACTTTTGCTGGCGTTTCTTGTCTTTTTCGCAAGAATCGCGCCTGCTGATTTCTTGCTGTATCCTTCTTTCTGGATTCTGTCTCTCACTGCATTAAATCCAGGATGATTAATCTTCGATAATTCTATTGCCATTTATTTTTCTCTCTTACTTTGACTGGCAATCAGTGTCAAGTGTATCTGTCCCTAAACTTTTTCTTCGCCTGACCATACGGCAAGATGCCAAAGTCAATATGACGTGCAAATACTTGACCACATCTTATACAAACTAATCTCTGCACGTCTGGCAACTCTGTATTATAGTCTTCAAAATCATGACCAATCATAGCGTAAGTTAATTTCTGTAATAATGCCATCTCTTTTTGCCCAATTATCTGAAGTTAGCGAATTTCAATTTCTTCGGCCCATGAAATCTTTTAATACCACTATGCTGCTGGCGTGATTGTGCTTCAAAGTTGGTCATGTTTATATAGAACTGCGTCATATTGTTACTTGTCTCAGCTTTTTGAATTATTTGTGCTAGTTTTTCAGCGTGCTGGTGCTGCACGCTGCCCATGTCTAAATAATTCTGACAGGCTTTCAATCCATAACGCGTTTCGTCATAAGGATCATCGCCAGGGAATTCTGCGACATCTTCAGAATTTCCCTCTTCGTTGCTCTCGGTCTTGAGATCAACATCTCGCTTGTATATACAGAGCGGAATAGTCTCTATAGTTTTGGTGCAAGTATTGAATATTTGAAGTTTCGGGAGGAAACGTTCCGTTTCCTCAGGTTCAAATAATTCTCTATACTCTTTTGCCGCAGCAGGCCCCTTAATTCTATCTATTTTCTCGTAAACATTAAGATCGAATCCAGTTTGGGGCGTGAATTTGGGCGGCCTGGGTGTGAATCTCAAGTATTCTTGCATGAGAATCTTGCCACCCAATCTATCATTATCTGCTCGCCTTGCTCTAAGGTCACTGGATTTCATGAATTGCTCTGCGATTGTTAATTCATCGCCGCGATTACCAAACGCACTTGGGTCTAAAACTATATCTACAAAATTCTCGCCTTGCGACAATCTCTTGATATCTGCCGCCCATGAAGAGATCTTTGTCTTAATCGCAGTGTATTCTCTATACTTATAGATTTTTGCTGGCCTTGCCTGATTTTGGCAAGGATTTATGGCATACCAGCCAACGCACGTTAATGCGCTGAATCCCCAATCAATTGATAATACTCGCGGCCAATAATCTGGTATCTGGAATGGCTCAATCACATGTTGTGCATTACTTGGCTCTCCCGGGAGCGGCAGCTCACGGAAATCGTCGAAAACTTGCCCTGAGAATGACCACCAATCGCCTAACAGCTTCGCTGCACGCTCAGCAGTTGGCAAGCTGTTTAAACGTGCAATATAGTTTGGGTCATTCTGCATCAAGTACGTATTGTCTTGAGCTTTGCTTGGAATGAAGATTCTTTTTAGTTCTTGAACAGTTCCGTGAAATTCACGTCTTTCTTTCAATAACACGTAGCCATCTTTGGCCGGTTCTACGAAACGCTTTCTAAAGAAAGAATGTGATATGCCGCCTGGATTCGTGCCTGCTCTCACGAATGCTGGCAAGTTTTGGCTTGCTGACCGGCATCGTGACATTGTCAAGTACAAATATTGATGGCGTGTGAATGACGTGGCTTCGTCAAATAGTATTAGATTATATTCGGACGTGTCGTATTTAGCAACATCTTTCTCGTGCTCGCAGTGACCAAACTGCATTATGGCACCAGATGGATGCGTCCATCTCTTTTTCTGATCTTGATAAGGATTGAAACCGGCTGCGTTGTAGATTTCTTTAGAACGTGGAATAACTTCGTTGTCTAATTCTGGAAATGTACGTCTTAGATACAGAGCTTTGAAACGTGGGTGGGCAAAGAATTGGCGAACAATTGGAAGCATTAATAATGATTCCGTGTTATGCGTAGGAATTAAATGCTTGCCAGCCAAGAATAAATGCGAGGGAGAGTCAACTGCTATGCACTTAGTAGGAACTGTGGGAACTTTCTCTATATTTGTTATATAATGCCATTCATTTGTCGATCGCTCTTTTGTTTTTTGTTTTTCTAGTTTTCTTTGCAGTCTAAATAGCTTCCAGTTTGATACCCATTTGATCCTATATCTCGTGCCTGTTAGTTTGCCATATAATCTGCTATCATTCTCATGGATAGAAACTTTATCACCCAAAGATGTTATTAGCAGCATAACATCTTCAAGCAAGTCTTTCTTGTTTAAACTAATTTCGGCCTGCCCGTTATCGTTTACCGTGCCATCTGTATCCATTAAACCCTGAAGCAGAGCTACTCTATCTTCAAAATCAGCTGTTAAGTACAAGTTAGGAATTCTTTTGTCGTCAAATACTCCTACTTCTTTCAACTTCGCTTGCAGACCTATAACTCCCCAATCACTGTGATCATAATATCTTGTAGGAAATCCTTTTTTATCAAATTCACTTAAGATGCTAAGATCAGAGAATGCACAACTCATCTTTCCAGCAGAAGTACATCCGTCTCCTAACCAGGCGCCAAGCAAATATGGATCTAAGGGTAATTGTTTCCACGGATGGTTTATTTTTGGGGCAGTTCTTATAGAATAATTAACTCTATTTTTAAATATTTGTGTTTCAAAGAGAGTCTTTGTGTCTAAAACTTTGCCTTCTGGTGGGAGAGAATAGTTGGTATAAAATTTATTTCTTTCCGCTAAATCTGGTCTTTTTCCTGTTCCTCTTGAAGGTCTTGATTCCCTTCTTCTTGCTCTAAATTCTTCAGTTCTTCTTTGTAGAGCTAGTCTATCTTTTACATCGAATACGTGCCACAAGTGGCCAGCACCAGCTATAATTTCTTCTCCGCAATCAAACGTCAACTTATAACATTCATGATCTTCAAATGTTTCGCTTTCATATGTTACTAATGTTGACCTGCCTTTATCATCAAATACTGTATCACCTGGATGTATATCCCCGAAAGTTTTATAACCAGATTCTGATAAAATCAATGTATCTAAATTTAAATCTTTTCCACCACCTGCACTTCCTCCGTATAACGCTTCAAAAAAAGTATCTGGCAGGCTGAGAAAATCAGCCTGTCTCTTAAATGGCGTCCATATCTTTTGTTGCGGACTCATGTTTTCGGGCGAGCTTTAGCGAGCACGTTTATCTTTATCATTCACTCGTTCTTTATCATTCACTCGTTTCTACATGCCCGCGGTCGCGTCTGCAACGCTCGTGCCTGCGTTTATTAGTTTTTGAACTGGCCTGCATTCGTTTCGTTTAAATGCTCTGGCCTTGCGTGTTCAGGTGGCAATCAGAAATGATAACGTGAATAATGCCAAGCCAATTGATTGCATTCTTTGCCCGTGGCCTGCTGGAAAATCACAGGCTGCAAGAATGAAGATCACGAATGCTAATACGATCAAAATAAACTTAGGATTCATTGTTTTCACATTGGCGGCCGTTATTTCTGACCAGTTTTAATAATTGCGTAGAATTTGGCAGCAGCCAAGAATCCAGTTGGATACGCTGCGTTTGCCAGCTGACTACCGTCAGCTGCCTTAATAAACTGTAACTTATTTTCTACCCTCGCACCGTAATAAATATCAGTTGACAAGAATGGCGCGACCATTAAGAACACAACATCATTCGGGTCCGCGCCTTCGACCGCAATGGCCTCCCCGTCGGTTGGATAATCTGTCGCCGCCGCAAAAGTTCCAACAACATGCTTGTAATTCACATCTGGATTGAATGAATCTGTAACGACGAAGTTCAAAGCCATTGCTTGAATCTCCTGTGTGGATTTTGAGAATCTTTAATGGGGAAGTGTGCTGCTTTATGCAGGATGCTTATTTTATTATTAACGCATCTCTGCTTGTTTTATTCTGGCTGATGCTTCGCATCAGACGTCCAAAGTTTTATAGTAATCTTCTGTTTTCTGGGGAGGTGCTTGAATAATAATCTGCAATCGTGAATCTTGAACAACTTTTTCAGTTGTTGATTCTACGACGCGCGACATGTCTCTTGCTACGCCTGATAATTCACGCAAATTAGCGTTCTCAAATTTCTCTTCTGTCATGAGTCCTAACGCACTCATGAGTTTATCAAGCGCAAGTTCTCTTACTCTTTCAGTACCCGCGCTTACTTTATTCTGAATTTTACTGGAATTTTGTGCGCTCTTGATCTGCGTGCTTGAAAGGCCCAAATCTTTGGCTGTTTGTTTGTCTCCGCTGTTTGCTAATATGGCTGCTACTGTACGTGTTGTACTATCTATATGTTTAGGTGTCTCTTTGGGCGTGACGACGGATTTCTGCGCCGGCGGCTTTTGAATAACGTTGGCGAGATTTTTGCTGCTGTTGAGTCTGCGCTCCAGTTCTGCTTGTGATATTTCCATAATGGAGATCCTATTAGCTTGCATGCATTAGTTTTCTGGCCGGCCTGCTACACGTTACCTGGATACAGTAGCACGCCGCGTCCAAGAAAGCAAGACTATTTTTCATGTTTATTCGCTTTGTTTTCAATGACTTGCCTGCATTCGGGTATATCCCCTATCTGTTCTAAGAATAAGCATTCTTTCTTGTATATTGCATAATAAGGATGCTTTTTTCTGATCGCCCTTGAATTCCTTGATTTTCTATATTTTTAGTGGTTGATTAATGGGCGCGCCTTCACACGATGGGACTCCTTGAGATTAGGGGCATGGGGTATTAAGATCCTAATATCCGAATATCCGGCGCCGGCATTTTAAGACAAACAGGTCTGATTATCCGGTATTAATTAAGATAAAAAGATCTTAAATAACTAATATAATTAAAGTACTTTGTAGGATAAAGCAGGTGGGCAAAAATAATGCCAGACGCATTCACGTCTGGCATTATTGGGTTAGCTTTATACGTCGTCGGCAGAGTAAGTACTACGCTCTGTAGTTACGCGGTATTGGGTAGCAGTCAGTGAACAGCTTACGCTTACTGGCGTACTCTGATGTGGTTTAACACCACCAGAAGTTAGCCACTAGATCGTCTTCAGTGTCGAATACAACCTCGCATACCTCCACGCGGTCCACAATATCTATACCGTAATAGATACGAGAGTCGCCAACCTGAATCATCAGGTTATTAGCCACATTCTGAAACTCCAGTGTTGCGTCTTTGTCCGGCCATATAGCAATCAGATTGTGATACCCATCTTCGCGTTTCAACCATACGTTTATATATCTCATAAGTTAACCTCACTGTTCAGCAGTTCAGCAATCGTATTCTGCATGTTCGTATCCTTCTATATATGGTTAGGTGCGTTAAAAGTTACGGCCAGCTTAACTTCAAGCTGGCCGTGATTACGTTTGCTACTTGGCTATCCAAGTGGTCATGCTGCCTCGTCTCCTACTTCATCAGACAGGAAAACGTCAATCCGCTTTTCTGCAATAGCACGTGTGACTTTCTTTTGCGCCATGTAGTCACGGACCATGCGTTCGCGTAATTTGGCTTTATCCACGGCTTTATTAGTCGCCGTGATATCGGACTGCATTTGCTGATTCAGACCTTTTGAAGCAAGCTGCAACAACCGCAGTTCCGGTACGTCCTCGCTGAATAACTCCTGAATCTTATTCAGAGCGTCCGCAAACAGGCTCTTAACAAGCTGCTGCTTTTCGGGAGTCTGATAATTAACAGCTTTAATATTGGCATCTTCGACTGGCTGCACTCCTTCCCACTTGACGCCACCTAAAGTTACATCTTCACGTCCCTTGCCGTCTTTTGTAGCTTTCGTTTTCGAGTAGGTTTTCGTCAGGGCATCACTTGGATACTCAAAGTAGATTTGATCGTACGGGATTGGATCATCCCACTTTTCGTTTTGAACAATGTTTGTTCCGGTCAACATATCCTTATATCTCTCTTTCTGCTGGCCACTCTGTGACCATGAAACTATCGTATCACATCCATGGCAAAAAGCAAGCGGTTTCTCATTTATTTTTGGCCGGCAAGTGGCTTGTTTTCACTGGCTTAGGGGCATTTCACAGCAATACTATATGGCCTAAGCATAAGTACTATACGCGCATTATTAAGAAATTTTTTATTAGAATTTTTTATAGGAATTTTTTATTATTTTTTATTAGAATTTTTTATAGGAATTTTTATTAAGTCCAATTAGTTCACCCCATCGTTTCAAGTGTTTACGTTTTGGTCGTGAAGTCTTTTGTTTGCAACGTTTTTTCGGAAAATACATCAGAACTTATCAGAACTAATCAGAATCAATCAGAGTCAACCAGAACAAAAAGTGTGCCCCGGATGCCACTAACCCCTTTAGAATCAACGGGTTCCGCGGAAATCGAAGAAAACAAAGATTTTACCCTTATATTATATATATATATATATATATATACATATATATATATATATAAGATAACAAAGGACTTACGCGGCGAGTAAGTCCTTTGTTTTCAAAGCGTTCGCGACCGAAACAGTCAAAAATGGCCTTAAGTCCTTTCCTTTCAGTCACTTGCGACTCACTTGACACTCCGGCCGACCTGTGCTACAATGGGGCCTTCAAATGACCCATCCCACTGAAAACAAAGCACTTACCGGGAATCATCCCTCACTATTTGTTCTTATTGACTTCGATAGACATAGATTCCATCCGATTCCATCTGATGTACCCAACATCCCAAAAGGAACAAACTAATGTTTCCAGACATTAAGGACATTCTAAAAGACATAGCATCTGATCCAATGGACGAACGTAGGAAAGATGCTATTAGAAAATCAATCAACTATCGTAAATGCACATGCGGTCACAATTTCGGCAAGCATTCTGATCCAGTGTATTATGAGCTAATGCACGGCTCGCCGCAAGCGACAGAAACAAATCCATGTGCAGAATGTGACTGTCAAGAATTCATTCACGTAAAAGCAAACCCGCAACCATGCAAGTGTGGTCACGATAAAAGATATCACGTTGAATCCATACTTTCATCTGGTAAAACAGTTTTACGTTGTAAGTACTGTCAAAGCAGATGCCCATATTTCAGGCTAGTTGAACTAACAGAAATGCGTGATGTAACACCATCAGAGCAACATGCAACGGTAAAAGCATCGCGTCAAAGAGCAATTGACAGTCCGAAATATCGTGCGAAAGTATTAAAACGCATGAGAGATGAAAAAGAAAAAGCAAGAATTGAGAAATATCTAAACGAAAGCAGATTTTAATTTATGCAGTATATAATCAGATACGACAAATTCAGACGGTCAATCAACGCATTTAGCGCCATTTCAGGCAAGTTAGTTGATAGTGGATTACTCTCCAGCCGCAAAGTTGGTAAAAATTCAATCAAGCGAACTCAAGAGAATCCTGATGGTAGTATAATAGTTCGTTTGGTTAACAGAGATCACGGATTCGTTTCTAACGAACTAACCATTAACAAGAAAGACTTAGATATATCAGCCAAAACTAAGTTATCTTTGGAAGAGAGAATCCAACTTTCGATCGAAGAAAACATGGAAGATACTGATGGCGAACTTGATTATTGACGCCGCGAAGCGGCGTCTAAAGCAAAGAACAAATATATGCTAATCAAAGACATTATACTAGAAATCTCAGATAGCGGCAAGTTTGCAGAAATAAGGCTCGAAAACGGTCGAATCATCGCGCAATTCTTGATTCATGGCTTATTGAAGCGCGTAGCAGAGAATTGCTTGAATGGCACTGAAATCATATCAGGCAGGCCGAATATATTCAGAGGCGAGCTTTATCAACTAGCGCCATACGAATATCTGAATGACAGAGACGAACAAATCGAAGAAAAAGTATAAAGAATATATAGAGAAGAACATGACACCGAAATATAATCAACCGCATGAATTCAAACAGCATTTCTTGATTCCTGAGATATGCTCAATCTGCCGCAAGCCAGCGCAAGATGCACTGCATCAGGCAGGCCAACCGCAAACTAATAATCCAATTGTTGACAAACCGCCACAACCAGCGCCACCCGCAGAAACCAAAGAACACACGCAAGCCAGTACGCACGCATCCAATTGCCCTGCATGTAGAGCACTCAAAAAGTTTCAAGATGAAACATTGTGCATTGGTCATATTTGCGTGCAGTGTGGCAAAGAATGGTTGCATGATTACAAATGCAACAAACCACGTAATCTTGAAGCAATTTGTCAGAATTGCATATCTCAAAACAACGTCGAGATTCACAGGCCAGAATTCGTATTGCAAATAGAAAAGAACGGTAAGAATATCTTATCCGGCCAGGAGCAAGCCGAAGAGTTCATCAAGCATGAAGCACGCATTGACCTGATGATTTATGATTATTCTGGCAACTTACTTCCAAACTATGAAGAAATATTGCTTGTACACATCGAAGGCTTGCGTAAGATCATCGAACGTGCAGTCATTGGTACGCACGTAGCAGGCCGCAAAATCTTAAAAGTAAAAGAAATCGAAACCAGTAAATTAACACCGGAAGAGCAAGCACAATACAAACGTGATGCCGCACGCCAGAAGAAACAAAAGTCTTTGTCTCCTGATGATAAAGATAAACAGCTTGCCAAAAGACGGGCCGTCCAAGCACGTCTAATAGAAGATGGCATTAAAGCTAAAATGGCAGCCAATCCAAAAATGACGCTTGAAAAAGCACGCGCAATTGTCGTTGCTGCATTTGGCGATGTTGATAGTGTAAAGTAAATAAGAATATATAGAGAGAACACACATGAAAGCAAGTATTGAAGGATGTTCAACACGTTTTCTGGTTAGATTGCTTAACAGTGATCTAGTCAATGTAGACAGACAGAAGATCACAATAATTCTGTCTAAACGCAAAGATGCTCAGTCAGAACAAGCTAAATATATAGAGGAGAAAACAAACAAATGATGTTATCAGAATTGATTATCAAACTGGGAGATATCCTCTCAAAAGGTGACCTGATTGTGAAGTCACAGAATGAATACGGCGAAACAACTACTGAACTAGAAATAATTGCTAACCAGTCAAGAGGATATATGTATATATATGGCAGAGATGCGTCTGAGTTTGATGCATTTGATTATTTCGACAGAGATGATGAAGAATATACAGATGAAAGTGAGAATAAAGCAAATGGCTAAAGTTATTGGATTCACAGGCACACAAGCTGGTTTGAGCGAATACCAGAAGAGAATACTAGAGATATTGTTTGTGCCGTTAGTAGGTACAGACTGGAGATTTATCCACGGCAATTGCATCAAGCGAATATACAAGAATATAGAGATCATAGGGAGAGAAGCAAATGGCTAAGATTATACGTTACTGTCCTGTTTGCCAAAAGCAGGCCGATTTGGTTTCAGAATCTGAGTTTATGGGTTTGAAGCAGTTCCGATATGCCTGTGGGCATATCCAGTGTAAAGCACTTGTATCATCCAAAGATTTCTCAGACTTTATTTCTGATGATAATCAGAAACCGTTTAAGTTTCAAATAGAAGGCGCAGTGTTTGGTTTAAACTCAGACGTAAGATGCGGCATTCTTGATGATATGGGATGTGGCAAAACCATCCAAGCAATCATGATTGCCAGCAAGCTGAGACAAAGCAATCCAAAGATAAAGACTTGCGTAATATGCAAGAAACGATTGATGATTCAATTCTTCAGAGAATTCGCACGTTGGACTAAAGATGAGTTCATCATGCAGATTCTTGAAAATGAGAATGACTTCATCATATCAAAATCACCGGGCATTATTATTTCTTACGATATGCTCTGGAGATTTAAAAATATACCAGATTTTGTTTCACGAGCGAAATTGGGCAATGGCTTGCTTATTCTCGATGAAGTGCAGCATATCAAAAACTCTAATACAAAAAGAACGCAAGGCGTGAGAGAATTATCACGCCACATTGAGCATGTGATTGCACTATCAGGCACGCCGATTAAGAATCACGCCGGCGAGTTTTTCCCCGTACTTAATATTTTGCGTCCAGACAGATATCACAATCAAGCGCAATTTGAAGCAATTGAGTGCGTCACATATCAATCAGGATGGGGCCATAAAGTTGGCGGGCTGAAAGACTCAGCCCACTTCTGGGAAAAGAATAAAGATTTCTTGATTCGCAGAACTAAAGAGCAAGTACTTCCAGATTTGCCTAAAATCTTGCGTGAGAACATGTTTTGTGAGCTAGGTGCAGAAGTTGAAAAAGAATACATTGAAGAGATGAAGAGATTTCAACAGTTTGCCCTGTATGATTCTCAAGATTTGACAGCGTTTCAAAGACAGACAGAATTGCTTGGTTATTTAGGACGCATGAGGCGTTTAACTGGCAAAGCAAAAGTAGCTGCTGTCGTTGAGTATCTTCAAGACTTCTTAGAATCTTATGACTCAAAGAAGATTGTAGTTTTCTTGCATCATCACGAAGTTGCCGGCAAGATTATTGACGCTCTATCGCTTGCCAGCCTTGGGCAAGCGTGCGTAAACTTAACAGCGCAATCAGATCAATCAGTAATTGATGAGTTTAAGAATAATCCATGCGTGCGCATCATGTTTGCGAGCACACTATCAGCAGGCGAAGGCTTAAACTTACAGTTCTGTGATACGTGTATCATTATGGAGCGGCAATGGAATCCTGCTAATGAAGAACAAGCAGAGGGTCGCTTCCCAAGGCCAGGTCAAACAAGTGATAAGATCACGAGTGTGTATTTCACGGCAATTGGCACGATTGATGAGTTCTTAGCAGAAATTGTAGAGAAAAAAAGATCAATATCAGCGAATGTTTTGGATGCCAAAGAAATCGCATGGGATGAATCATCAATCATCAAAGAATTAGCAGAAGTATTAGCAATTAACGGAGGCAAGCGATGGGGTTTCTGATTGACAAGAGTATATTCGCAACGGGAATTGATGCCAGAGTGGGAGAAACAATTGTAGTTCCAGAAGTATACGTTGATGGCAAGCTAGTAGTAGAGAATCACCCACTACTTGTAGTTAGAATATCAAATGAAGAAGAGTATCTCAGCCAATTCGATGATCCTGATTCTGAAAGAATTAAGTTACGTCTGAATCCAGAATATAAATATTTTCATGAAGTGAGAACAGATTGATGACACATCCAAGATATATATA